CCATTAAACCGCCATCAAAGTTTTCAACCTTGAAAGTTTGAGCAAGAGGATTTGGTTTTACAGGATTATCAGTGTTGCTATCAACTAGTTGTACACCTTCATTTGCCTTGAAGAATGAAGTAGCAGTAGATGTAATGCTTGCTGGATTAGAAGGAGTTGCTCCAGTAGCATAGAATTTAACCTCGGCATAACTATCAACTTCTGCCTTGTCACTATCACTGGAATCTGATGTAAATCTGATAGTCTTAGTACCAGTAGTAAATCTAATTTCTTCTCCTGCTTGATCGTAAGACACAGTATCTACATTGCCAGTCCATTTGCTATTAGGTACAGGGGGAAGACCTGCTGGAATCAAAATAAGACCAGAAAGATTTCCGTTAGAATCTGTTACTAAAGGAGCGCCAAATGTCGATAGTGAGTTTCCTGCCTTACCACTGAAACGACTATCGGGCACAACCCAAGCATTAACATTACGTCCTTCCATGAAGACATAAACCTTAGTATCTGGTTTTAGTCTATTGATAACAAATTTTACGGGGATAGATCTAGCAAAGAATTGTAGTGAGGAAGCAATCTTCTTGCCACCAACGCTCTTCGTAGCAACACCTTTTCCAACTTCATTGTTCTGAGGACTTACGTTAGAAGAACTGGCAACTCCAGCAGATTGAACAGTAGACTGAATATCTTCACTGTTAATACCAGCAAGAGATTCAATAGGTAACAAACCAGAGTCAGTACCACACCAGTTTACAATAAACGAATTGTAAATGCTTGAGTAGGCATCCGCTACATTATCTTTTGCTAAGAAAATAGAATTTAGTTTTGTGTTAGAGTCAACAACTAAAGGAGCAACACCTTGATCATACCAAGAATCTTGCTGAGGTTCGACTACACCTTCACCAACATATTGAATGACAACGAATGGGTTTGGGTTGATAGTCTTGGTGGCATTTTTATTGCCAAGAAGTTCTACATTTTCAAAAGGCAGTGTAACAATGCCATCATTGATTACATAACCGCTAACAGATCTTTGATCATCTCTGGTATTAATTTCCTTGAGGGCAAAACTATCTTCTTTAGATTGTGCTCTTAGTACGGACTGTTGGGTGTCAATAGCACAACGATAATCTTCGGATTTTAGATTGCCAGTCTTGTGTGCTTCGAAGTTGTCAACCAAGAAACCAGACTTGAATCTATCAAGACCAATTTCATCCTTAACCTGCATGTTTAGTGCTTGCTGCTCAAGAATGCTGAGTGTTGTGTAATACTCAAGACGCTCAATACGCTTCTCCAACTTACCGATATCTCTCATAGTATAACGCTTGTTATCTACAGGAACAATACGGACATCTTTACTGTTGTTGGTAAAAGCAGGGATGTGGAGGTAACATAGAGAAACGGCATCATCTAATGGTTCTGGTTTGGATGGGTTGAGAGAAGAATTTCCTTCCTTAATAATAAATTCACCTTTTTTAGTGAGGAATACTCCATCAATACGATCGAGGTATTGTTTCTCACTGAAGGAAACAGTATAAGGTAGATTCTGATCTGGAGCAGGAGTTGCCGTTGGGATACCACCAGTTCCCAAGAAGGTAATATAATCGGTATTATCAAATGACTCAACGATTGATTGATCTTGGAATCCAGTGATTGTGGTGTTGCCATCAACTTTTGGTCTGAAATCGATAGAGTCTCTTAGAGAAATTACACCATTGACAGAAGAGTTGAATAGAGGAATCTCATCAGGTAATACACCTGCCTCGTGGAGATAGGAATCAACTGTACAGAAGTCACCTTGAGAATGCTCGAAGAAGTCAAATGCTACAACCAACTGACCAGTAGGAGCATCGAAACCAGGCTTCAATACAATTCTGGAAACATCATAATAAGTATCTCTTTGACCATCATCAAACTTGTACTTGTAAGTTACATCAGTACCACTAACCAAGTTTCCAGTGCTGTCAATTGTTGGTGGATTGGTAGTAGTTCCTTCATAAACATATCTTAACTTAAAGACATCGGAATACGAGAAGGTTTCAATAATATCAGAATCATAATCTTGACCTCTAATAGGAATTACACGATCTCCAGATGAAACAATTGTTACTCTTTTGTTTCTAATAACAGTCTTGAGTCTAGGACGTGCCTTGTCAATTTCTACGGTAGCGGTTAATTTTAATCTTGGATAATTGCCATCAAGAATGGTTCCAAAATAATTTGATGGTAGATTCTTAATCCTAAAGGCACCAGCAGTAACACTATTAGCAGAAATTACAGAATCTTCGAGTTCAATAAATCTGGGGTCGATGTATATAATATCACCATTTTCTACAACAGTAGATGATCCTTTAGATAGAACAGTGATTAAGAAATTGTTTTCATTGAATCCAACAAACTTTTGTGTACCAACTGGTAATTGGGCGGTGAAGGTTAAGTTGCCGCCACTAGCAGAAAGGTCAGTAATGAAATCTTTTCTAGCATGATATTTAAACTTGGTGTCAGCAGAATCGCTAACAAGAGATGCTACTTGCTTACTTCCTGTTGGATAAACTAGGGTGGCAGCAGTGTTAGATAATCTTGGACGTAATCTTACAATAGTGGCATTAGTTACATCACTTGGTAAAGCATAATCAAAATAGATTCGTGACTTCTCAGTATTTTCTGGTAGAGTTACATATTGAACAATATTTTTAATTACATTGTTATTAGCATCAGTAAATTGAATAATGTCTCCTTGTACTAGATCGCCACTTAAATCAGCGCCAAATCCGTTACACTCAATATACTTCCTGCCTTTGTTTCCAAAGAAAGTAAAGTCACTAATTTGAGTGTATGTAGCATAGGAAGTCGAAGAGAAATCAACATCGGCAGTAAATGTATAGTTATTAAAGACCGATGAAACTGACTTGACGTTTTGTGGGTTAAACGTTAATACTGTGTCCTTGAAAAGAACTGGAACTACGACTGCTTGGTCTGTATTTGCATCATCTCCCGTAAACGTAATTGTTGGAGGAGTGGCATAAGACTGTTGTAAAGCACTTCTATTTTCTACAAGTACTTGTACTACAGCGCCACCGTATAAAGTAACACCGACTTTAGATTGATCAAAAATAGTACCATTAATAATTACGCTAGAAGAATCATTGTAGTTGCTTCCTCTCTTGGTTACAATGAAGTGAGAAATAGTGTTTTCCTTGGCAATCTTGATAGCATTATTTTCTTCGTCAATAATAGTTTCGCCAGGAATAAATTGACCAGAAAGGGTGGTGATGTATAGAGTTGAGATACCACTGAAATTTCCTGTCGAATCATTTTCGATGACACCATATGCTTTACTTTCTTTGCCGTAGATGTACTTACCCGTCGAGAAAGTGCCGATCTCAAGTTTTTTCTCTAACTTAAGTCTTGTGAAGAATGATGGGTTGAAGTACGAAAATCCGAATGTGGCATTATATGGAGTTGTGGATCCAGTTCTTCCTTTTGATAAAGCAATGTCAGAATCGGGATTGAATCCAGTTCCTCGGTTAATTAATCTAAAGTTCTTTGGTTTTGAAACACCCACAATTGGTGTAAAACTATCATTGTAGTCTACAACAAATCCGTATGGATCTGTAGATGTCTCAAGAAGAGTTTGTGAAGTATAGATGTATCTTCTGAAATCTGCCTCTCCAGAATCATATTCAGTCATGAATTGATCTAAAACTGCTTTATCGCCAAGAATTGTCATCTCAGCATAAACAGCGTTAGAAGCAACATTAACTTCTGGACGATTTACAATAGCCTTTCCAATAACCTTAGCACTCTTACCAACAACAGTGCCAGTTCCTCTGGTAGTTACAAACCAAATTTCATCTGGCAATTGTGATGTATCTGTAGGTTGACCAAGAATAGCACTAACATAAATTGTTTTGATTGCTTGGTTTAGACCAAATGTGACAGATCTTCTATCTACAGTTGTTCTAAAATATCCACTTGGTTCTAGTCCAGAGAATCCAATCGTACCATCATTAAAAACGCTGTTTAAGGTTACTGTGGGGTATCCAGTAATATCATCGCCAACCGTGTTCAAAGGAACACTACCAAAAACGTTAGTGACGTTGAATTCTGGTAAACCTTTAGTTTTAATAACTACATTATCTCTCGATAATGTGTCTCTACCCTTACTAACTTCTAATGCCTTGGACTCTTTATTAACAATCTCGTAACCCTTTACGTATGCCTTGCCAGAACTTACCGTCAGAAGCATTTTTCCTTCGGCTTCTGTTTCGGTATACTTTTTGTTGACTAATCCTGTTTCAGCATTAAGAGCATATACCCCACTATTGTTTGCTCTTTGATAATACTCCCTAACATCATAATCAAAGTCATCTACAACGTAGTCTCCTGACTCATCATAGGTTCTTCTTGCTAGAGTTTCTTCTAATAAAGTATAGTCGGCAGATCTTACTTGCTTTTCAACTACACCCTTTTTAATTTGTACTAACTGAATAAAGTTTTTATCAGTTGTAGCATCATAATCAAATTTTGTTAGATTGAGATTAATACTTAATCTATGTGCTCCAGGAGCAGAAGAGTTTGAGAATCCTCTAGCATTATCATACAGAGAAGTATCTTCTTCTGGGGTTACAATATTTTCTTGTACTGTAAATCCTACTTTTGCCGAAGCTTTATTGTAATATTTGTTAACTACTAGAAGTTGCTTGGAGTTTCTTACAAAGAAACCATTTACAAAATAAACACCTTCCTGTACATCGACAGCAGTAGCAAATCCCATGGCAGGACTAGTTAAAGTCTCTACATTCCCAGACACAGGATCTGTTACATTAATACTAGTTGGAAGAACACTACCATCTGTACCAACAACTAACAAAGGAGTATTGACGCCAGCAATAACTTCTAAAGTTTCGCCCTGTCTAAATGTAGTTTCATTGCTAGCACTACCACTAGTAGTGTACTTAACAAATAAAGTATCTGCCTGAACGTCTGAACCGTATTCTGCTGCTAGTACGCGCCCAACAACTCCAGAGTTTAGACCCTGGAGTTGTGTTCCAACAAGTTGCTTGATGTCATACTTTTTGTATACGATCTGACCGTTTTCACTAACGGCGACTTCAGATACAGAAGACAATTTTACATAATCTAATTTATTGTTAAGTCCAACCTCGCCAGGGATAACTTGCTGCCCCTGTTTAAAGTTGAACTTACCAAAACTTTCAACTTGATTCTGGAGAATCGATTGTAGAGAAGTTAATTCCCTAGTCTGAATCGAGTATCCAGGTCTAAACAAGACTTTATAAAAGTTCTTGTTGGCATCAAAATCATCATAGTATGGTGCTACATTAAGATTAGTCTTCTGTGGCATGTTACTCCGCCAAATACTCTACATTATCGTTGAAGTATTTAGCGGAGTAAAAACCAAATCAGAACTCGATAACGAGTTTGATGTCTTCGATCTGGTCAGCAGCACGAGTGATAAGACGACGGTTCTCAACATAGATGATTTCGCCAGAGTTGTTCTTGATCTCAGGAGAAGCAAGACCACCACCGAAAGTAATGCCACCAATGATGTTATTTTCGCCAGAATCTACAGATCCTTCAGCAAGAGAAGTAGCACCAGTAATTAAATTACCAGAAGCTTCGAATGCTCTTACAACACCAGCATCAGTATGGAGTGAAGGTGATTGGATATACTTAAGAACGCCAGCACCACCAGGACCAGGGTTGCCGCTGTCTCTTTCCCAAGAAACTACAGTACCGTAGTTTGTTCCACCAGCCGAGTTTGCCTGAGAAATGGTTTCGTCTGGGGTGAAATCGGCAGTAGCGCCAGTAACTTTTACAGCATATACGCCGCTTAATGTGTCGGCAGTAGCATATGTAGTTCCAGGAGGAGCATATGGGTCACGGATGATACCGATTCTACGGAAGTCGTTATCAACGGGGAAGTCACCAGAACCTTCAGCATAGGTTAGACGAATGTTCGTCATAACACGCTTAGCATTAAGTTCTTCTTCAAAGTTAGCACCGTGACCACCTTGAGGAGGAAGAACAACTTCAAGAGCACCAGTAGCAGTTCCGCCGTTAGTAACACCAGTAGCAGATGTCAATAAAGTGGCGTCAGTGTAAAGACCAACAGGAGCACCAGTCCACTCAGGATCAACATTAGTAACACCTTCAATGAGAGGGACTGAAGCATAGGTATAATCTCTACCACGATCTACTACGGTTACCTCGGAAAGTTGAGTACCAGCAATCGTAATTTGTGCTACACCGCCTGTGCCGTCGCCAACAATTGGGGCATAGTATGTACCGTTAACATATCCAGTACCAAAATTCTCAATGAGAACAACGTCAACGGCATCTGGATCAGCAGAAGCAAGAGCTTCTGTAGCTTGACGTGTAGCATTCGTTGGAAGAACGATAGGCATGAAGTCGGTTGAAAGGAAACGTAGTACGTCATCGGTTGGGATGGTGTACATGTACTTCCAAATGTATTTACCAGGAGCAGCAGGATCTTCTGTAAAGGTGCCATTAGAATAAGATCCTTGACCAGCCGAAGGAGTAGTCTTTGGTTCGTTAGTAGCAGCAACACCAGAAGGATTTGTAGGTGACTCTCCGTTGTAGAGGCACTTGAATACTTCGTACTGAGAGTTAACTAGATAGTACTTAGCATCGGCAATGCTTGTAGCACCAGTAGCAGATGCTTTACCAATTTGACCACCACTACCAGGAGTAGTTGAATAGTCTGGCTTCCACATGTCGAAGATTGGGTTAGCGGAAGTATCCCAGTTAAAACGACGAATTACGGCACGAGCAAAATCATCGGTAATTCTTTTAGCAGCAATGATGTCATCATATACATCGTACTTTTCTGTCTGGTTGTCTAGAGGAACAGGTGGTACGTCTTCAGTAGCGTAACGATAGACACCAGTTCTGGCTTGAGCATTAGTATCAGCAGTTCCGTTCCATCCTTTAACTAGAGATCCTGTAGTTGGGGTTGAATTGGTGGCAGGACCAACGTCATAAAGGAGAAGTGAGTTTTCATAAACTTCTCTAATTTTTGCTTTAAATGTGGCGGTAGCATAAGAAGCACCCACATAAACTTCATCGCCTGCTACAAAAGCGGTAGCATTCTTATTGAAGACTTCAAGGTAAGCATCCCAACGCTGGGGACGACCGACGAAGAAGTACATTCTCGTTCTTTCGTCTGAAGTATCTGAACCGCCAACGGGCTCAGACAACGACTCAAGGAACTGTTTAGCGTTGAAAATTCTAAATTTGTCTGAGATAATAGCAGCCATTGATAATCTCTCGATGTGTGAACGTTTTGTCTGATTTATTTATATTTATACAATTGAGAACGGAATCAGTTCATCATTAGCGGCAATAGCATTTGGTCCGCGGACCAAGGTACATCCGTCAAACGTAGTGGCAGTCTTGGAAGTATATTGAATTACATTTCCGCTACTTGTAAACAGATATCCCTCGTCATCAAAATATGTTGTATTTTGTACCACAATAGATCCACCAATTGTTCCAGCAGAAGAACTGATAGCAACTGGTTGTTGATAAGATGGAATAGCAAGGTTAAATCTATCACCATTGCCAATAATGGCAGAATCTTGTCTAAACTCAAAGTCACGTAAAGTCAACGTTGGATA